ATCGTGGAGCTTTAGGTGAAAGATATGACCAAGTCGATACTTTAAATGATTGCGTAGACACCGAAAAATCATTTTTTTGGGATAAGGACGAACAAACAATATACGTTCATTTTGAACATGATCAATCCTGGTATACAGATGATTATTATTATGGTAGGGCCTATGGATATACAGATAAAGATGTATTATATATTGATGACACTGAATATTTGCCATTAATTGAATCGGTCCCATCGATAGCACAACAAGAGGATATTCAGGGATACAAATCATTAGCATTTGTTAGCGGGACTATTGTTTTAGATAACACAGGAGGTCAGCTTGATTGGATGGTTGACAATTCTACAATCGGGGACGATTTATTTTTGTATTATATTACCGATGATGATATAATAGACGGTAGTGCTACCAGATCGGATATGGTACCGCTGAATGCTTTTTACATCGAAAATGAAAGTGTCGGCTTAAGTAAGAATACGTTGACAGTACAAGATCTCCGCAAGGCTCAAAATATTTCTATTCCGGTCGATGTTTTTACAATTGATAATTACCCGGACCTGAATGAGAAATATATTAACAAACCAATACCTTTGATTTACGGGGATATTCAGGAGTGTATAGCGATACCTCTTGATAGTGAGTCAACCGGAAACGTTGAATTCAGACTAGCCAAAACATTAACGGCACTCGGCCAGGTACAAATTTATTCTGGAGATGTGTGGACGGATGTTTCGACAGTTTCAGAAGATCTTTCCGGCGGTACTTTTGTTTTAGCATATGCAGACTGCCGAAAAAGCGGAGCCTCTGCCGGGGATGTTTTAAAATGCCAGGTGCTTACATCAACCGGAGAGGCAATAACTTATGCTTCAGATGTTATAAAGCTTCTTAACCTGGAAGCTCTCAACATAACATATAATGGCAGTAATTACGATACGACAGAATGGGAAAGCGAAGAATTATTGTTAAGTGCTGTAGGTGTAGTTTTCGCAAAAAGTATTAAGCTATTTGAAGCGATCCGCTTAGTGCAGGCAGGTGCAAATATAGGATTTCGTTATGAAATAAAACCAGACGGTAGGCGGACGATTAGAGTTAATAATAAACAGAGGGCTATTGCATATACCGTTGATCCGACAGAGAATAAAAGCCCGCTTGATATGGAGATAGAAAGCAATCCAGAATATTTAGCAGCTATTGCAGAAGTGCAGTATAAAAAAAATAATGTTGACAACACTTATAGAATAGAAATTGATGATAGTAGAAAAACAGCTGTAGAGATAGCATACAAGCAATCACCAACATTAATAATTGAAACATTACTGCAAACGCAAGCCATTGCACAAGAGAGAGCAACAAATGATTTAGAAAATTATTCAACCATTCCGAAAGCGTTGAATATTAAATTATTAGGTGAGCGATGGTATAATTTAAGGATCTATGATATTATAAAAATAGCAATAATTCTAGGGGATATTGATTTTGATTATGGAATTATTACAGGCAGAGAATTTTTCGGAGTTTGGAAAGCCAAAGTAATTTTTATCGATCCTGATTTTAGTGAGATAGGTGTAAATTGTAAACTTGTTTTAGTGGATAAAATCTATCCACTGTTAACAATCTACGAATCTGGCACTTACGATGTTTTAGAAATACATGAATCTGGCACTTATGATGTGCTTGAAATAGCTGAATATAGGGGGTAATATGGCATTAGAAACTTATCAATATTCACAGAATTATATTTTATACGATTATTCTACAGCTTTAAAAAGTAAAGTTTTATTATCAGGAGAGCATAAATATTTTACATCTGTTATCACTGGACAGGTTTCTCCTGTGCATGTAATAGGAGATGGCTCAACAGCGTTAAGCGGATTACCTTTTATTGAGAGATTAGATATTTATGCAGCTGCAAATGTCGACCTTGAAAATTTAAGGATAACCGGTAACAAAGTGAAAATTCATAATTCCTCTGCAGCGACTATTACAGTACAGACAGGGACCACAGGAACACCCACAACGGAAAATATAAATCCGAAATGCAATGTAGAAGCTTTTTTTGACGGGACTTATTGGCGTGTTGAGGATGGGGCGCAGATAGGTGATATTAAACCTTGGCATAAAAACTTCGGTGCAGGAACCCAATCATTGCAATGGGGCTGGGTTGAAATGGACGGCTCTACAATATCAGACAGCGAAAGTCCGTTTAATGGTCAAACATTAGAGGATCTTAACGGGGATGCAAGATTTTTAAGAGGTGGTTCTACATCTGGTACAGAGCAAGATGACGCGATGCAAAGAATAACGGGTGATTTATATTGTGCACATACAGACGGCGAAGGAACTGGAACTTTTTCAGCGGGAGCTGTCGGTACATCAATAAGAGCAGCAAACGGTATACTAGGAACACATAGGGTTGCTTTTGACTCTGCCGATTCTACTTCTCCTAACACTGCAAAAACAAGTGATACAGAAACCAGACCTATCAATATGTCGGTAGTTTTGATAATGAAAATAAAATAACCGGTGTGGTAACCGGGGGAGGTATAGGATGAGCAAAGCAAAAGGTTTTTTAAAAGCGCTTTTTGGAACTGAAAGTAGTTTAGAAATAGCAAGAAAAATAATCACAATTATTATTATTCTTGTGTTTGCAATACCGTCAACTAGTAGTTTAATGACAGCAAATATTAAAAAAATAGTAAAAGAAGAAACGGCACCAATAAACAATTATATATATGACGATATTGCAAAATTGATTTATAAAAGCGTTGATAAAATAAACGAAACTCCTAATGATGTCAAGATTGTAGATATTGAAACATCTTTAAATAATTGGGAGGCAATTTTAAAAAATGCAGATATCAATAATAAAGCAGTGCTTGAACAAAAAATTGTAATATTACAAAAATGGTACTTAATAAATAATGGGAATGGATCATGATGCGGTTAAATGATTGGTATATAGATTCAATCGGGGATATAAAATGATAATTGGTTTAAAAAATTGGAATAATCCCAACACTTATTATAGCCAGGTAAACAATCCAACTGAAGAGATACTCAGGAAAAAAAATAAAACCAAGTGGCTGGAGTCTTGCGGCCCGACCGCTGCGGTTAACATCCTGTCGGCCAGGGGTGACAATATTGTGATTCGATGTCCAGGGGATTACAGACCGCAGCCTGAAGAAGTATTGACTGATTATTTTAATGATTCGGAAAACTATAAAGCATTAAGAAAAGCCAGGCCAGGGCTAAATCCCAGGGACTGGTTAGGTAATGAGGTACCTCAATATTACTCAGTGGGGGTCCAGGCTGTGTTTGGGGTCCCGGCGAGATATAAAAATTCTCATGTGTGGGATAATATTATTGACTGCTTAAAAATAAATATAGGCGTTATGGTCTGTTTGCGCAAACCAGGCCACTATGTTGGTATAGTTGCCTATGATGACACGACCGAAGAAATGATATATAATGATCCGTGGCCAGGTAACAAATGGCCAGTGAGGTATGCGGGGAAATCCGGGTTTAATCGGCGGATGAGTCGGGTTGATTATTCCGGAAATGTAAACGCATATTGTGTTGAGATAGGGGTGTAGATACTACCGATACCCTAGGAGGTATGAGATGATACAGAATACATTGATTGAATACGGACAGTCAACCTTAATGGTAATAGGGTTGATGGAATTATTTAAAAAGTTGATAGAAAAAAAATTAACACATCGACAATTGATCTTGATCCAGGTTAGTTTATGCTTTGTAGCCGGATTACTAAACGGGTTGACCGGCTGGCAGGACGGGTTTACTTCATGGCTGGTTGTGTTGATAATTACAAAATGTGGATTACTTGCGAGTATAACAACATTGTTTTACAGCCTGATAGTAAAAAAAATCCGGGACGCCGGTGGCAAGGTGGCATGATGTGGGATGGAAAGAAAATCTTAAATTTGCTGGCAAAATTATTATTGGTATTTTGCTTACTGTTATCACTGGCGGGGTATACATGGTCTACAGAGCTAGAAAACGTAACACTAACTCGGGACGAATACAACGCGGTGATGAACTCATTAGAGACATCGAAAGCGGAATTGACGCAAGCGCAGCAAGAAATAAAATTGCTCAAGAACACGCTGGAAAAGCAGGAAGCCATATTGACAGTGCAATCGAATCTATTGACAACGCTCAAGCCATTTTGGAGCGAGCAAAAAAGCGCTCTGAAGAGTAAATATTTTGAGGGGTTGTTTACCGGCTTGCTTGTCGGAATTCCAGCAGGAGCAGCAGCCGGGGCCTGGGGCGGGTTCAGCCTGGGGGTCCGGGTTGCTATTCCTTAGCTCATACTCCAATTGACCCCGGTGCAATGCCGGGGTTTTTATTCTGCGAACAGATCCCGGCTGTATACCGGCATATTTGTCATAACTAATTCACTGACTGCTTTGTTCACCCGCATATGTTGAAACACTGTATAGTTTAGGTTGTATTTTTTTATGATACCACGGATTTCTTCAGAGTTATTTTCTGATATGAAAAACGGCTTATCCAGTTTAATGAGAATTTCGATTAAGTCGATTAAATCTTGACGCTTAAAGTTGTCTTGATTGTCTGGAAGGTTTGTTCCTATATACGGTGGATCGCAATAGATACAAGGTTTCGTTATACGTGTCCATTGTATGACATAAAAAAAATCTTTAAAGTCTAAATTAGAAAATTTTGTATTTGATATTAAGCTTAAACATTTGTCTATTTTTTTAATTAGCATATTTTTTGCATCTGTTGAATGAAAAACTATTGTCTTGCACCCAGTATTCCTTGATGTGAAATTTGATAATACAAAATACCTAACCGCTTTCCAAAGCATTTTGTCTTTTTCATTCATTCCTGATATAAACTCTAAAAAATTCGCGCGCCTTGTTTTTCCGGCCCACTGCTCAAAAAGTTTTGAGTGAATGCAAATATCATTCACCTCCTTTAGAAATCGTTCGGTGTTGAATTTAACAGTCATCCAAAAACAATACACATCGTTATTAATATCGTTTGCAATCACATATTTACATTTGGTATGTTCTAGCACATAATAAGACAATCTGCCGCCACCGAAGAAAGGGACTATCAACGTGTCGAACCTAGGAAACATTTGTATTATCTGCGGGGCAAGCTTAGCCTTGCTACCGTTTTGATTAACTATCATATATAATTTCCTGGTATTCTTCGGTGGGGAATAGCTCTTTACCCTTTTTAATGTATTCCTGATACCGGTCCTCTTGTGCCTGCCAATATTCAGGATCGTTTTCACAACCTTCGAAGTGGAAGCCCATATCGTGGCAGGCTATGCGGATTGAGCCGCTGCCAACGTGGGAATCAAAAATTGTTTGGCCTGGTTTGGCGTAGTTGGCCAGTAGCCATCTGTAGAGGGCTACAGGTTTTTGAGTGGGATGGATTCTGTTCTTTTCATTTGTTACTTTATACCTAAATATTTTAGCTGGCCTCTGTTCACTTATCCACGCATATTCACACATACTTGACGTAAAATTGAATGATTGTTTTTTGTCCCAGATAATAAACCCTTGGCTTGGTGCTAAATTAAAATAATTCCCCCCCCATATTATACTATGTTTTGATACCCTAAAAAGTTCTTTAAAATATTCTGGAGAAGGAGTTACATTATCCCACTTTTTACTTTTAAAATTCTGTCTAAAAGGATTTGTGCTTATAGATATCCCATAAGGCGGATCAACAATAGCCAAATCAAAAGCATTATCCGGCAACCCTGCCATAAATTCCATGTTATCAATCAGGTGGACTATGTTCGTCATACCGGCTCCTTTTCCCTAAACAGCGGGGAGATGTAGTCTTATTTTTTAAACAATTCTCTTGCTGTGGCAAGTAATTCACTTATGTACCCTTCACTCTCGATATAATCTATTGTTTTCATTTGCCTGTTTTTTGCACAAACAGAAAAACTCCTCCCCATCCGGTAGTTAAAGTCGCTGTAAAGAATATGCCACACATCGCGGTAATCAGATCCGGAGCCCTCGACTTCATCCCTTACGATCCTGTTTATTTCATTCCTTACAGAAATTACCGGGGACGGGAGCGCATCAATCCGCTTTTGAAACTTGCCTTCAAGTACCGCTATTCTGCTGTCCTGATTTTTCACCTGCGCAAAAATAGCAGAAGCTAAATTATTCATGCTTTCAATAGCCAGCATAAATTTATCCGGTTCATTTTGAATCAGAACCGATTCATTTTGAACCGGTTCTGATTCATTTTGATTATCTTTGAATATCCCTCGCTTCTTTAAATTCATAATCACTATTTTTGACTCTTGTTTTGTCAAATTAGTTTTCTTTCCCTTTTCAATCGAAAATGGATATATGTCTTTTATTCCCCTGGTTACCGTGCTTTTACTTAATCCTGTTAATTCCATAATCTCTTTAATTGTCATCCTGCTACTCTCCTCCAATAAAATCCGCTTACATTTTAGCCGTTGCCGTTGCCGTTGCCGTTGCCGTCGCCGTAGCCGTCGCCGTCGCCGTAGCCGTTGCCGTCGCCGTAGCCGTTGCCGTCGCCGTAGCCGTCGCCGTAGCCGTCGCCGTAGCCGTCGCCGTCGCCGTAGCCGTCGCCGTCGCCGTAGCCGTCGCCGTAGCCGTAGCCGTAGCCGTCGCCGTAGCCGTAGCCGTCGCCGTAGCCGTCGCCGTAGCCGTCGCCGTAGCCGTCGCCGTCGCCGTAGCCGTTGCCGTATTCGTTTATTTCCATAAATCCCCCCTCGTTTCAATCAGTTGGCAATTATTTACCGGAACATATACATCCCCATATTCATCGTATATTGTTTTTTCTGTCGGCCCTGATTTAGCTATTTCTCCCAACCCGTTTTTCGTTCCCCATCGGCGTATGTTTTTACAATTCGATATATGACAAATTATTCCATCTATTTCTATTTGTCCTACATATACCCATCCTCTATCTGCAATTACTATTGCATAACCTGTAATAATTTTTTTCTTTTCCATTTCGCAATACTCCTTTAATAAAAAAGCCGCTCTACCGGGGGGGCGATTAGGGCACCCGCACCCGGTGAAACGGCCAAACTACAATCATCACCCTAATTGACATTGTTAAGCACATTATATCATAGTCTAACCTTTTTGTCAACTCATAAAATACCCCGGACTCCCGGGGCACTGTTTCTATTCTAGATCAATATTAGGCACTATCACAGATGGTTTGAAAATTACGCGATATCTTGCATCACTTACAGCAGCCGGTAATAGTTGCTCTGCAAAATATGTCACATTATCAGATAGCCCTAAATAATGTTTTACAAATTGCCTAGGGCCTGTTTTCACTGTTAATTCAAGTTGTTTGTCAAGTTGATCAACATAAATGGATGAATATCCTTCAACCGACAAAATATACTTGTCAGTTATACCATTGTAAAAAACAACCCTGCGATAAACCTCAAATTGATCCGCAGCTCTCGAAATATTGCTTGAAGTGACCGAGGCGTCATTACACCCGATCATAAACAATATACCAATTAAACAAAATAAAATAATTCTTTGCATACACATCTCCTAATAAATACCTCAGTTTCCCGGGGTATTATCAATATAATACGAATAATATAGAATCCGGTAACACCGGATATTCACTTGTCAGGGATTTCCGGACTACTCAATCCCTCCCGAGGTTGCCCCCCTGGATTTTACTATAATTTATTTTTTTTCGCGTTAGTCACAAAATATTTGTAATCTGAAACACATAACACTAACAAGACAGCCACCACTGTCGCTATAGCGGAATATATGACCATTGCAAAATTTGCCGTTACTGCTCCAATCAATAGTAACAGCATATAACTTCCTGTTATGATATATAATAGTATCATGTCTCCCCCTATATACTTATTGCTGCTATTAGGACAATAGCAGCAAATCCTATCATGCCGAGAGTTATACAGAAATATTTAAATAGTATTTTATTTACTACAATATCGCCTGCTTTGCCTTTATATGGCTCAAGGCGTTCATCGAATTTAGCAATTCCGGCTTCAATTTGCGCCGGCTTTAATGTTGGTGTGTTTTTTACCAACCATGCTGCGCGGGCATCACATATTTTTTCATATTCAGTTTTCTCTACGTTCATGTTTACCTCCTGGTAAAGTGGGGGGATTGCTCCCCCCGTTGCTGGAGGAGTGATCAGCTGGGTCACTCCTCCAGTGCTTTGTTAATCTTCTCTGCCAGTTTCGGCTGCTCCATTTTATCGAGAGCATCTGCCAAAAAATACAAATCAGATCTTGTTTGATACTCTTTCAAACAATGCGATTTTGTGTCCTCGTATGTGAAAAAATAAGAAGATTCCGGATCTTTCCATGCTCGAAATCTTACGACTTCACCAGGATTTTTTCTTTTTAGCGTATCCGTGCTTGGATGCTGATTGTAATCCTGGTAGGTAATATCCATAAGTGGACTTCCAGCCATTACCATTTTTGCTCTCTTTATTTTATCCATAATCACCCTCCTACAAGTTTCCCGTTAAAAAAATCCTCTTCAATTTTCATAATTACCCTCCCGGTAAAATTGGGGGGATTGCTCCCCAGTTTTAATCTTGATAACAGAAAACTTTTTCCCTTGTAGTTTCCCATTCGTACGATTTCTGATTTATTTTTTTAAAAAC